ACGGAGATGACTGCGTGGTCATCATGGAACAAGAGGACCTCGCCGATTTTATGAAGGGGCTTCCGGACTTCTTTACCGCAATGGGTTACACCATGAAGGTCGAGGAGCCGGTTTATGAGCTTGAGCAGATTGAATTCTGCCAGACTCAGCCCGTCTTGGTTGGCGACGAGTACCGGATGGTGAGGCAACATGATGTTGCCCTCGTCAAAGACCGGTTGAGCCTCAAACCATTGGACTCACGCAAGACATTTGACCGGATGCGCTATTCAGTTGGGATGTGTGGACTGTCCTTGTGCAGTGGTGTGCCAGTTTTTCAGGAGTTTTACTCCATGCTCCTTCGAGGGGCAGATGTTAAACGGGCAGATCGCGACAAGGAGATGACTGGGATGCGACACCTTGCGATTGGCATGGAGGCGCGGAGGGCACCCGTAACGGATGCCACCCGGGCCAGCTACGCCATCGCTCTCGGGATTCCCATCGACGAGCAGTTGGCTCTCGAGGAGGAGTACCGGGGTATCGTGCTCAAGTATCGCAGCCCGTTCTCCAATGAGTAAATTTATTGAGATTGAACAAACACAAACGATGAAAAAGCACATGTCGAAGAAAGCTCGACGCCGTGAGCGGAAGAGTGTGGAGGTTGACCGAAAGGCCATCACGCTTAAGAAGCCACAAAACAACAAAAGCAACAAACGAAAAGGCTGGTTACCCGGACTTAGCGGCACTTTGGGTAGTGCTGTAGGGTCCTACTTCGGGGGACCAGTAGGGGGAGCGGTAGGTGGACAGCTGGGGAACTGGTTTGGTCGCATTACAGGGCTCGGGACGTACAAGGTCAGGAAGAATACACTTCTAACTGACAATGGACCCCCGATGTTCTCTAGCGGCAAGACTCACTCCACGGTTGTCCATCGTGAATTCCTTGGTGATATCAAGTCCAGCACTGGTTTCGCCATCCAGGAATTCCCCATCAACCCCGGCTCAGCGACTACCTTCCCGTGGCTAGCGGGTGTCGCCAACAGTTTCGAGCAATACAGGCTTAGGGGCCTAGTGTTCGAGTTCCGCACTACCTGTGGGACTGCTGTTGGCAGCACCAATACCGCCTTGGGAACCGTGGTGATGAGCACGAACTACGATGTGTTGGACCCCGCCTTCAGCGACAAGAAGTCCATGGAGGCGTACACCTACACTGTGTCTACGGTGCCTTCCGGGGATGCTCTGCACCCCGTCGAGTGCGCGCCAGACCAGACGACAGTCGACCTCAAATATACTCGTGATGACAATTACGAGTATCTCGACCCAGACAACTCCGACCTCCGATTCCATGACTGGGGCAACTTCTATATTGCCACGGTTGGAATGCAGGAGGCGGATGTCACACTGGGCGAGTTGTGGGTCAGCTATCATGTGGAGCTGTACAAGCCCAAGATTGATGCCAATGCGGCGGAATCCAACACGTATACCATTGACTCGCCCATACTCACCGAGGAGTTCGGGAGTTCGCAGGTCGGGTATACAACGAACAACATCAACGGAATCGAATTCCTCCCAGTCGGGGCGGAAGGGGTAAGCACCGTCCAATTGCCGGAAGGAGTGTGGCTCTGCACATATGCTGCAACTTCACTGACCACCGGTATCGAGATGAGTAACCCGAACCTGCTACAAGATTGCGAGTTTGCGGAGGCGATCCCATACGGATATTTTATATCCGGAAATGGAGCGCTACCGTATGCTATCTGCATCTTTGCGGTTTACTCGACTGGTCCAGCACCACAAGTGGAAATGCGCTGGGGCTCCGGCCCCACTGTGGATGAGGGCCAATTCGCTACGTTTACAGTCACACGGATCCAGGACACCTTCAAGCCCGAGCCAACCGTCTCGGCCACCAAGGTCTTTGATCCATTCACCCGAGAGACCAGGGTGGTGGAAAAGAAGCATGGTCCAAAACACTACAGGATTGCCAGCTCGGCCGAGCTGTCCGAGTCCAAGGAACGTCAGGTCCCCACTGAACAGCGGAAGGAAACGACGCCACAGCCCCAGATGCCCTCAAAGGCACCTTGGGAGCGAAGCGCACGTCTGAAAACTGCACTGGGACGCTGCCCGACGGTCTGAACGACTAACACGGCAATGGAAGGGTGATTTCGGCACCCAACCCGTCTGACACTCACAATTCACAACACTGATTTCGCCTAAACTGCTGGGGGAGTATCTTGGTACCGCACTGATTTTAGGGCCAGGCCAACGAACTTAGCAGGGGGGCCATTGAGGTGAAGTGAGGAGTGAGTGAGAAGAACCACACGGAAAAGGCGTAAGCCAGGA